TTGGCGGCAATTGTCTATCTTAACAAAATATTATATCAAGTAGCTGGCAATCCTGCAATGTCGGGAGCAGTGAAGGGAAAGGGTGTAATTATGAAAATTGAAATTGACAGAGAAATGACCGGCTTAATGCAACAGATTAAAGATCTTAATGCTCAAAAAGCTGGTCTTTTTTGTAATAGAGGTAACTCTATTGCAGAAGATATCAGGTTTGGAATAGAGCTTTCAAATGTCAATTCTAATCTTCTTCAGAAGTATTCAATTTTATATGACTTAATTTTCCAGAAGATTGATACCAGCTTGCATGATTCTATCCCCATTATAGAAGAGCGCGCAAACGCTCCGAAGTAAAATTCGAAACATAGCAAGGGCAATAGCATTGCCCGCCGCTATGTCGTGGGAGTGTGAGGGCGGCTCCTGCTTGAAAAGATAGCCTAGAAAGGGAAAAAAACATGAATCAGAAAACAAGAATTTTAGTGCTGGCAGTAGCAAAACCTTATGACATGATACCAGAGGGCAGCCTTGAGCGTGTATCCGGTTGTGCAATGCATTATGTGATTACAGATGATGTATCTCGTGACCAGTTCGATGAAGACACCGGAGAAGTCGGATATATCCCGGCAAAGGAAAAGATGCCTAAGGAATTCTATGAGATTGCTAAGGCGCAGGGTCTTCCAGCGTATGCAGATGCCGTATTCGGTATGAAGTCAAGCGGCGGTAAAAATGTATTTGTTATCAAAAAGCTTGATTTTATCCAGAAAGAAACACCTGCAGCACCAGAAGAAACAGCAGCGGCAACAAAACAGAAGTAAAGACGCACACCGCCGCCCTTTTTCCTAATGACCGCCGAAGGCTCAAACCTAGCGGCCATCAAGCCGGGCGGGAACCCATGGGCGTAGGCTTTGGATGCTTTTCCCAAAGACTAGGGCCCGGCTTGATAGCGGACGGCATAGAAAACTGAAGGGGGTAATCATGGAACAGATTTTTGAAAAGATACTAGCTTTTTTTAAAATGCTTCTCAGCATGATAGGAATGATATGAGAAAAGCAATTAAAACGCTGGCAATAATATTGCTGGCAGTAACAGCATTTATACTTAAACCTACAGACACAAGAGCGGAAGGAACAGGGAAAGAATATACACACAATCTTGTAGAAGAAGCCGAACAAGAAATAAGCTCCATAGCAGCGGAGGAAACATCAACACTCAAGGAAACAACTACCGAGAAAGAAACTGTTGATGACGCTGCACAAATTACCCCTACAGTTACATATGGAGAAATCATTATTGCTGCATTTATAGCTTTTCTGTCCGGAATATGCTGTGTATTAATATTTGTTTTCACTTTAAGATAGGAGAAAACATGAAAGAAATAATAATTGAAGTATTCCCAATAGGTTTTATATGTGGCGCAGGTCTTGCACTAATTATCTGGCTTATTGGTTATACAATAAATGTTCTATTAAGAACAATAAAAAAATCATAGGAGGAAAAAAATATGGGTTTGTTTTCAATGATTGCAGGAGAAGGTCAGGCTGCAGTAACAGTATCACAGTCATTACTTGATTCAATGACTACAGTAGCATCTGATTGTTTAACATTTCTTAGTTCTGCTCTTCCTATTGCTTTACCAGTATTAGGTGCCGGTATTGTAGTAGGTTTTGGAATCAAGACATTCAAGAAAGTAACATCAAAGGCTTAATAATTGTCGGATTAATAATCAATGAAGGGGACAGAAATGTCCTCTTTTTTGATATAAGGGGGTATTAATGTATAAAAGAATAAAGAAGATATTAATAGTGCCGCTCCTGATAGTAACGCTGATGAGCTGCATTATATATACAGATTATAGAAAGCCTGTACAAGTAGAAGCTGCTGTATTAACCGGTGATCCATTTGTAGATATATTTTCCTGGGCTTTGGAGCTTGTCGGCTTTAGTCCCAAAAACAAAGAAAATCAGGCTCACGCTTTACATGAGTTTTCAGAATGGTTAGTGCAGCAATGGAAGGATAATGCTGCAATGCTTGATACCTGGATGGACGCTGACCTGAAGAAAAAATGTGATAAATGGAAAGCTAAACTTGAAAAAAACTGGGATAGTATGTCAGCTTCTGAAAAATATCTTGAAGTAAGAAATATATATACCAGAAAGGAATATGATCAATCAGGTTCTTCTCTTTCCTATAGCGAATGGTTAGATGAAAATTATATAAATACAAATCCTTTTAAAACAGGCCGTTCTGAGAGCTTCCATTGCCCTTTAAATCTGTTCATAGAAAGGTGTATTGCTAACGGAGTATATACTTCTCATTATTCTTTAGATCAATGGGATCAGGCCGGGACATTTTCCTGTCTTGTTATGTTGTGTTTTGACTGGATGACTCATGTATCTAATTCTCTTTATAATGCAGCTTCTGCGCTATGGGATAATACTATAGGAAATGTTATCAGATATCGTGAATTGTGTAATATGTCATGGTTTAAATTTGTTAATAGTGAAGATTTTGATAATATGGTCAGTTATTATACCAGCAATACATATTATGATTACTTTTCAAATGCAAAGGAAATTTTTCTTGAATCAAAAAAAACTATAATATCAAGTATTCCATGTGATTACATTGAAAAAATTTCTGATATTGGAACAAAATACGCTCTTGCAATAAAGATATTTAAGTCTTCCGGAGCAGATGCAGTTGAGTATTGGCTTGTTGATGTTCCTGAAGATTGTACAACAGTCAAGCTAAATAAATATAGTTATCAGTTTAGCTACTTTAGTTATAAATTTTTAAATTCGTCAGGTGCAGCATTAACAAGCAGTAATACTGCAGGAAGACTTATGACATATTATGCAAGTGGAGGATCTGATTTTAGTTTCAGGTTTAATAATGAATTTATAACATTTCAGCCTGCTTCATTTTCTGAAGTTAATAGTTTTGTAAATACTGTTAGTATGAATTCTTCTCCCGCATATACAACTATTATACCTTTTGGAATGTCTGATGTAGCAATGGATTTTTCTGGAGAATCATATGCAGGTACTAAAGTATATGAGAGAGATAAAGATGATGAGGATAGTATTCCTTTTGATATTGCAAGAGTAGGTAATAATATAGCTGATAGTGTTGCTGGAACTGTTATTGATATTGGTGATGTTACATATGTTCCTGCTTATGATGAAGTTATAGATAGAGATTTAACTGAAACTGGAGTTGCAGCCAGGGAAGAAGAAAATGATAAAGCTTTAACGGAATCAATAACCAAAGCAGAAGAAAGAGAAAAAGATGAAGCAAAAGAAGATGCTAAACCAGATGCAGGTACTGATACCAAAGATGAAGACCTGGATAAATACAAAATCAAAGTAACAGATATATTCCCATTCTGTATACCATTTGATATTTACAGATTTTTTTCCTGTCTGGCTGCTGATCCGGTTGCTCCTAGTTTTACAATCCCGTTAATTGTAGAAAACAGTTTCGGGATTCCTGAATATTCAGTTGAAATTGATTTTTCAAAATTTGATTCCGTGGCTGCAATATTGCGAAAAATGGAGCTGCTTGGTTTCTGTGTTGGTCTTGCATTTGTAACTAATAAACTTATTAAACATTAAGGAGGTTTTATGATTACTGGAAACTCAGGTGAGGATTATGATGATGGTGTAATTGGTGGTTATTTCGGCAGTGACGGACATTTGATTGTCTGCTATGAGTATGGCACCGATGAATATTTTGATTCTCATTCTGTTGATGTTCAGAATGGGAATGGATATTACAATGATTCAGGTAAATATGTATCTTATGAAAGGGAATAATTATGGAATTATTTACTCAATTTTGGGAGAAGCTTCTTAAGGTATTACCTGTGAGCCCTTTCCTTAAATTTTTTGATTCATTTGGAGATCTTCCAGCGCTTGGATATCTTAACTGGTTTTTCCCGGTTAAAGATTGTCTTGTAGTAATGGCTGCGTACCTTGTCGCGGTAGGTGTGTATTATGTCTATAGTGTTGTAATGCGCTGGATTAGAGCAATTGAATGATATTTTTATATAGTGGTACTCCCGGCTCTGGTAAGTCTCTGCATACCGCGGATGTTATATTGCACGGACTCCGAAGAGGAAGGCCTATTATATGTAATTTTGACATTGCACATGATGTTAAAGGTCGAAGATTTTTTACCTACTGCCCTAATGAAAAGCTATCTCCTGAATTTTTAATACAATATAGCAAAGAATACTTTAAGGGTAAAAGGGTAAAAGAAGATACTATTTTACTTGTTATAGATGAATGTCAGCTTATGTTCAATGCCAGGGAATGGAGTGCTTTAGGTCGTAATAAATGGCTGTCCTTTTTTACGCAGCATAGACATTTTGGTTATACAGTTGTCCTTGTTGCACAGTTTGACCGAATGATAGACAGACAGATTCGAAGCCTGATTGAATATGAGTGTGTGCATAGAAAGTTATCTAATTTCGGTCTTAAAGGTATGCTTCTTAATATGGCTATGGGTGGCCATACTTTTGTAAGTGTAAAGATATGGTATCCAATGAAAGAAAAAGTAGGTCAGGAGTTTTTTCATGCCAGGAAGAAATTATATAGCATTTATGATAGTTATCAGACATTTGAATAGCGGTGTCAGCCTGTTGGTTGCGAATGGGGATTAAGGGGACCCATGAGCGAAAAACAGGCTGACCACCGGATATCCAATGGGTGGTCAGAAAATACAAGTAAAAAGCACCAAAAATATAGATAAATACTGGCAAAAATGAACTTTTTAAAATTTACTGAAATAGCCCTTTTAGTAAATTTTGAGAACGGGGGAAAAATGAGTTTTATTGAACATGAATTTGATAACCAGCAGAATCAAAACTGGTTTTTCAGGAAGGAAAAAAAGTTTTTGCATAACATTGATACATTTTATTATTCTGTAAGTTTTGTTAATGATTTTATGAAAGATACAGAAGACCCTTTTGTTAAAAAGTTTCGTGTTGATATGCAGAAATTAGCTGATACTGAAGCAATTGATATTAACATAGATTGGACATTGCCCGGTCTGGAAGATATGCAGCTGACATATAGTAATCGCTCTTTTGCCGGATATTATAATAATTGCATCTCCTGTCCTGATACATTTGATATATTTATTGCAACAAGAGTACCAACGGATGTCACAAGTGAGATTCTTGTACAATTAAGATCTAAGCCGTTATGGTTACAGGGTGTTAATGCAGCATTTGAGTATTCCATGCGTGTTATATTCGCAATCGAAAAATACTATCATCTTCACATTCATGAGGTAAAAGAAAATCGTATTGATTATTGCTGGCACACTAATTATCTGCAGTCACCAGAAAAATATTTGAGAATTGATAATTTTTGTCAGATGCAGGTCAGCCGTTATAAAAGAATCAATTATCAGTATCAGTTTAAGCCTAACAATGAATATGAAAATGATTACATATCTCTTGGCAAGCGTAATGATAAATGTTTTGTAAGAATGTATCTTAAGACAAAAGAGGTAATAGAACAGGGCTATAAACCATGGTTTATTAATGAATGGTATTATAATCAGCTCATAAGCAGATATGATTATTATGTATTGTCTAACCTGTATGAGCTGCGTAATTGGAAGTACCTTGATATTGTCCGACTGCAGTTTTATGCAGAGTATGGCTCTAATGTGTTTTTTATAGAAAAATGCAATGAATATATGCATGATCTTGCTACTAAAGGAACTGTTAATTTTGATTCTGTCCAAAAACTGGCGGATAAACTTACGCCCAGAATTACAATTGTAATGAATGTTGAATTTCAGACAACCAGGAAAGGAACAAAATCATATTGTCTTATAAAGCATGAGCGTAATAAAAAATATGGTGTGTGTAAAAGAATATATGATTATTTGGACAACAGGCGAATGATAACAGAATATCTCACACATGATACTCTCCGCCTTGTAGATGTTACTACAGACAGTAATAAAAGCCGGTGTGATTATACCAACTTCTGGAAAGCATTACGCAGAACAAAACAGGTTGATGTTAAAAAAAGTAAAGTACCTGAGAAGCTGCACAGGGAATATTCAAGGAAGCTTGATTATAACCTTATGAAAAAGCGTTATATACATAGTGCAATATCATTTTCTCTTTATGGTAAGGGTATAAACAATGATGATGTTGAAAAGGACTTTTTAGATAACCTGGTTATGTTAAATGATAATGATATTCATCATGCTATGAATTACAAATATAAAAGAAGCCGACAGCTCAACCAGAAAGATTTTGACGGGTCAATTGTAAATGAATGATTATATACAGAAATTTATTATGCAGCGTAAATCATATCTTGCTCCTGATTCTGTCCGGTATTATGAAGAAAATTTAAGCAAATTTAACAAATGGCTTTCTTTGAGTAGGCTGAATATACCAGAGCTTACCAGTGACAATTTAAGACAATATATAATCTACCTTGGTTTGACTGGAATAAAGAATGTATCACTTCATACATATTACAGAGCTGTCCGCGTATTTTGTTCCTGGTTATATCAAGAAGGGTATATCGATATCGATATTACGCAGCGTATAAAGCTGCCAAAAGATGATAGTGAGATTGTAATACCTCTTACTAAAGATGATGTTGCTGTCATTGATCAATATATAATTAATTCAGAATTAGCATTGAGGAATTATTGTATATTTCATCTGTTTCTTGATTGTGGACTTCGACGTCAGGAAGTAATTAATTTAAAGACAGATTGTATTGGTAAGAATACTTTAACAATTAAGAATTCAAAAAATAACAAATCAAGAATTGTTCTGATTCCTGAATTCTTAAGATTAAGTATTAATAATTACTTGGGTAAAAGAACTGGAATTGTTTTTTTGAATCGTTATGAACAAGAGCCAGTGACAGAGAATACTATTAAAAAGCTGTTTGCAAATATACAGAATCTTCCAGGAATGGAAAGAGTACATGCACATCTTTTAAGGCATACATTTGCAACCAGTTATTTATATTATGGCGGCAACATGGAAATGCTCCGTCTCTTGATGGGACATTCTTCTTATACAATCTTGCAAAACTATGTACACTTGGCAGCTCAAGAAGAGCTGATCGGGTCCGGATTGTATGAATTAGATGAAATATTTTTTAAAAATCGGAGGAAAAATTAAATGAAAATTGTATTTAGTGTATTAATTCTGTTGGCATTGGATTTGCTTATATTTTATATAACACACAATGTTACTAAAACATATGTTAAGGAGCAGCGTATTATATCAAATAACTTGGAAACATTAATAACATCTGTTGAAACAACTAAATTGGGAAGTTATTGTGTTGCGGTAAAAGATGGAGATAAAACATATTTTGAAGAATATTATATATATCATGATGAGAAGTATAACCGTGATTTAATTGTTCCTGATAGTTTAAAAAGAGAATTTGATAATGACCTTCAAAGATATGAAAAGATTTTTTAA